TGTCGCAAACCGGCGAAGACATACGTCACCGATTTGTCGATGGTGCGGATGTATTTTTCGCCAATGTCGAAGTTGGAGGCCAGCCACGGCACAGACAAGATCGCTTGTTTAACTTCCTGCATGCTCGACTCTTCGAGTGAGTTCATAAACTCACGTGCACAGAGTATTACGCCGCTCTCTCCGTTCATCATGGCCTGATATGCCTTCACGGCAGTCATCAGAGCAAAGGTTCGCGTCTTAGCACTGCCGCGACCGCCATGTGAACAGCGGTAACGTTTGTTGATAGCGGTGAACAGTGGAGCGAGCTTAGCGGGGATCGGAAGCTGAACGGCATCACTCATGCTTTTGGCTCAACAGGGAGAAGCTGAATAGTTGTTGGCTTGGTCGCCATGGTGCCATCAGATGATCTGTGATCGATTTCCTGACTGACTTTGTCACCATACTTCTTCGGATTCATTCGGGCTAAAGCCCACTTGCGCGTGTCGATGCGAAGGCGCGCCTTGCCTACCGCAGCAGCCTCTTCTGCAACGTTGTCTGCAATATCGAACATCTCTTCGAAAATTGCGTCGGCGCGGATCTCGGTGGCTTTCGCGTATTGGTCGCGAAACTCATCATGCTGAGCCAGCCAGCGGAATACAGTTGCCTTATTCGGCATCCTAGGGCGCTCACAAACTTTGCGCAGGCTTTCACCATCGGCAAGCAGTGAACAGATGTCAGCAGCCACCTCTGGTAGATAATCAGAAGGGCGGCCAGTTTTAGCTTTGGTCGCCATAATTATAAATTTTCCTAATTAATCGCGTTATACTGCCGATGATAATTTACTGCGTGCTAACTTGTAAGGAATAGCAATGATTACTTGCATCACCCCTGGTTACAAAAACATCTCATCTCTATGTGAGAATTCAAATAAAAGTGATATTCCTGTCATTGTCATTGTAAAAAGCTCATGGGCGAAGGAAGTAGCCTTATCCCAGTTTCGTGATGGTGGGTATGAGCCTATAGAAGAGAAGCTTACTTCTATTCGAGGCTGGATGGTTGATGGTGCAATTCTGTACCCATCAATAATGCAGGTATCATTTGGTGGCAAGCCGCAGTTTGGTCAGGGGCGAACTCGCGCCTTAGTTGCTCATGAAAAAGGATTTCATGATTATCCCATAGTCACTACTGAACGACATGCCTTGGCCTTCAAAGATTACTGGGGCTCAATAGCAAATGCAAAACAGCATTTTGATTTTAGCGAATGCTGGGATGATGTTGACAAGGCTACCATTTTAGGAAACCCATAAACGTTAAATAGCTTAAGAATTGTGAAAATCCGAATTGCCGCTTGCGTGGCGTTCAAATCGATGAGGTACTCGCGACAGAACATTTCTTGTTTGTCGGTGAGTGCCATGTAAATTCCTGTGGGAGGTGCTATTGGGCAACGCGAAAATTTAAGCTGGCTTGGTTAACGGTGACCTTATGCCGCTCATTGAAGATAGAACTTCGAAAGAGATCGTTACGGCTTTCACTGGCGACGATACTGGAGTGCCGCCAACATCCGTGAATATAGAAGTGACTACTGATTCGGGTTCGAAAATAAGGATTTATATACCTAACAGTTCAGCTGATGCCAGCGTTACTGTTGATAGAAAGCGGATATAGCCAGCCAAGCTTGCCGATTCGATTGCCTCCCATTCTGGCGCCTCCATACGAACTCATGAAATCATCAATATAGGGTAATAAGTCTCACAATAGAATAATCACCAATCATTCCAGCTGGTAATCTAAGGAGGCTTATTATGTTTTACAAACTCATTGATTTGGTCATCGCTTATGCTGACGTTGTGCATTTGATTCTGAGCTTTATTCTTTCTCAGTAGCTTTTGACACGTACTCCATCTTAAGCACGTCATCAGGCGCGGGCTGCACCCATGCGCCATATTTACTCCAATAAAAAACCGCCCGGAGGCGGTTTAAAGTAAGTGAGAAGCAGGCCAAGCTAAATGCGATTTATCAATCTCAAAAGTTATCCCATCAGAGTCGCTCAGACGGGGCCTAATCGATTAACGTCTCCTGAGCCCCTTGGCTTTTCGTGAATTAACCTCATTGCGCTACCAATAAGGCGGGAGATTCCCGCGTCCCAAACGCGGGAGGTGAAGATCGCAGGCTAGTCGCCCAGCCTGGGGATTCTCCCTGAGCACTATCATCTCGATTTCTTCTACCCCTGGCTCAGGAACCCTGATGTAGCGATCAGCGGTTGCCTACGGGGAAGTCCAAAAACTGGGTCAAAAGGCCCTCCTTGAACTTTCCATGGGTAAACATGTTAAGTTTATCTCAATTTAAAATAGAGACAAGGTTCATCATCGGGCGCACTTGTAAATGCACCCTGTGATAATCATTTCGCTTTCACAGGCATGGCAATTTAAGCCTCCTGGTCTCTGAGGTACCACAACTCCGGTTGCGCCAGTATCCCCCTTTTTACCTTTCGGGCTTACTGCGCCTGTTGCGCCGGCATCGCCTTTCGCGCTAGTTTCGACGAGAAAAAAGGGAATACCTCCCCCTTCAAAGCGCGACTGCTCGCCGCCTCGCCCGCGCATAAAAACAAAGCTTTTCTTTCACTTTCAAAGTTACTAGTAAGCCGCCTCAGTACTGGTCTTATGCGACACTTGCAGTGATTAAAAATAATGCAAGTGAGCTTCATCTCTTGCACTGTTTTGATGAGATAGTTAGATTTCTTCGGTACTTTTCAAACTTACACACTTTTTGCAAGCAGCGAGGCTAATCATGGCAGACTGGAAATCTAACCCAGTGATAACAGCAGTAATTTCTGGCGGACTAATTTTTACTGGGACTTTAGCTGCATGTTTTACTTATTTCATACCCACGTATTTAAAAGAAAGCCAAAATGAAACATCTGAAATCAAAAAACAGCTAAAAGTGAGCAATGATAAAAACATAAAACTTGAGAGTAAGATCGACGAATACAACAAGACAGTCTCGGAAAATGTTTTGAAAGAAACGTACAACCTATCCCTACAGATAAGAGAGCTCAAGTCTGAGTTAGAAATTTCAAAATTAGAACTAGCAAATGCCAACAAAAAATATGATGAGGCTGAAAAAGGAAAGAATGACATCAAAAACAAATTCTTCCATTATACCCTAATGAATGGTTTTATGGCTGGTTCACCATACCCTATCGGCTACTCTAAGATAAAAATTGGAAGTTCAATTTCCGATTTCAATCAGGCATATTCAAAGCCTGAAATAAATTCAGATAGCGATGAGGGGTATCTATCAATAAAACCAAGCTCAGGGGTCATAGGAGAGATCAGTTACAAGTTCAGTAAAAAGACCCAAACAGTCGAGAGCATAAGCTTTACTAGGCGAGTTGGCTTATCTCTGGATATTGATGATTTTAGGATGTTAAATGATTTAGATTTAGCATCACTGCTAACTGATGTAATTGGCAAACCGTTTACATGTGATGAAAAACCAAAATATAAATATTGGGAACTGAGTGACGGTTCCGGAAACATATTTAGCTTAGGGACCCCCTTCCATTACATCATCCTTGCAAATGGACTTAGCCCCGCGATTTGGCCTCATGATTGCCCACCAAATCATATGCAAACCTCATCCGAAAATTTCTTCCCTCATGTATTCCCAGAAGGAACGCCGCAATAGCGGCTTTTCCCTATAAAAACACAAATTCAATGTTAAATCTCGCTATTTAATTATTGATTATATTTTCGGCACTGAAATATGTGAGCATTTATTCTGGTAAGTTTGCATCAACACAGCTTCTGTATTTTCTATACAACCGAATATTTTGAGGTTACAACTGAATGTACATTACGGACCACACCTTAAATAAGCAATTTATGCGCAGGTGGCCGCCAGATTCAGATAGCATAAAAATTAAGGACAACACCTCAGCACAATGCGCTATTATAACGCCACTTCACACTACGCATTGACTAATAAACCTAACTTAAGATCATCTGCTATTCCTAAATCCATGCATTCACCTATCATCTATTCCACAAAAAATTCATTTGAGACACTGCTCTCTAATGTACTGCTGCAATGTGGCTATTTTTGTACGATCCTCTTTAATTCCGGCTCTGACACCGAGAACGTTTCGTCCAGCAACTGGAGAGAGTTCGACGCTGATTCCATTGCCCATGCTGGCGGTGCCGGCGGCTTGCTTTGGACAGATGCCTGAGACGAGCACCCTGCCACCGCGATCAAGCTTGCGCTGCAGAGCAGCATTTTCAGCTTTTGCACTGATTAGCTCCTTCGTGTATTTCTCATCGAGCGCGGCCATATCGCGCTGGCGCGTTTGCATATCAGTGATAGTGTCTTTTGCCAGTTTGAGACTGCTTGTTGCGGTGTCACGCTGTGCCTTGTAGTCAATTGCATTGCCGCGGTAATAAAGCGCGAACGATACTGAGGTGGCTAACAGCAGCAGAACCAATAGGATCAGCGCAGTGAGCACTTTAGCCCTTGAGGTCATCAGCACTCTCCGCCAGGCACATGGTGCGCTCCATATCGCGACGGTTCATTAATCCCCGCCACTTCTGACCGCCAGCGTAGATCCATCGGCGAAGCTCTTCACATGCGCCATCAACATCTCCAGAGTTAAGGCGCTTTAGCAGCGTCGATTTCGAGAATGCGTTGGTACCAACGTTATAGGTGAAACTGTACAGTGCGGCGCGCTGGTACTCACCCAGTGGAATTTTCACCATTCCGTCGACTGCCTTCTTAACCGGTTGCAGGTCATTCCACATCAGCCGCTCACATTCGCGGTCGGTGTATTTCTTACCTTTGATGATGTCGGTGCCGGTGTGACCGTCGCAGACTGTCCAGACGCCAGCCACATCTTTATAAGGCTCGTATACCCTGCCCTCTACCCCATCCTTTCCGCCGAGGAATACCGTAGCGATAGCCATAGCTCCGCCACCCGCGACAGCAATTAACTTATTGCGCAGGCTGTTCGACATAGCCATGGATTAATCCTCGTTGATGTCTGGTGCAGTAGGCCAGCGCTGAAGGGCTTTGATTTGTGCCAGGGTGGCCTTGCGCTTGTAATACCAGTTGATGCCGAGCGTGAACAGCGCGACCAGAATACCGGCCAGCACGCCTACAGCACTCCATTCATCGGGACTCAGCCGGGTCAGCAGACCATTAGCGATTGTCCCGGCAGATGCGCCGTAAGCTGCGCCTGATGCCAGTTTGCTCATATCGATACTCATATACACCTCGCTTGTCGCTTGGTGCCGCCTGTAGTCGTAAGAAAAAAGCGCTCCTCCCTATCACAGCAATGAGGGTCATCCGATTTAGTTTTGGGAGGGCGCAAAACAGAAAAGGCCGCCATTTGGCGACCTCAAAATTATTGTGAGAATTTTAGAACCAAGGCCAAATTAAGCCAATCGCCCCAAAAATTAGCCTCGCAAGAGGCGACTGCCTTCTTGCTATGTAGTCCTTGGTACTCTGAAGCTCTTCGGTTATTTTCATATTTTGATACGCAGGATGTAATGCCCAGCGAGATATTAACCGATCAATCAGCCTTAAACTTCTTTGATAATAAAGCGGAAAGAACCTCAATTGATAAATACTATCCAACTGATAATCTATAAAAGCATCACCCGCCTTACCTTCATTTAAAACTTCAATGACCTTTTGGTATGCTTCAAGCTCCCTGTCTTTACTTTCAAGAATTGCTTTATGAATGAATGTTAACGCGGTCCACATTCCACCAAAAAACAAAGCAGTAACAGACATAATTAATGGGATTGATTTTTCTGGGTTTTCTATAACCCACTTTAAACCTTCAGTAATCATCATGCCTCCTTAATAAATAAGGTTATCGGCATGAAGAATGACATCTTCAGGCATAAAAAAGCCCCGCCGACTGGTAAGGTCGCGAGGCTTCTTGGCATCCACATTTATGCAACTGACCGGTAAAGCCGCGATCTGTTCGCTTTACTTCCCGATCATGCCGTTAATGTGCCAGGTTGCTTGCCCTTTGTCTTTGTCATTTCGTGCTATTTTGTGTAATCACGCAGCGATTTTAAGAATCTCCTTCTCCATTTCTCGCTTAATTGCGTAAAACATTTCTCCTTCGAGGATATCCATTGCCCATTCCATTCTGTTCCGGGCCTCTTTGGGTGAGATGCTGCAGTAATAAATCAGCGATGAGCCGATGTTTTGCACGCTCTTGCGTTTGCAGTATCGTAATCTGGCTACATTGCGAAGCGGGTTATCCTTACCGAACGTCTTTACCATGACTGATTCAACAAAGGCGGCATCATCTGATTCTTTGGCGAGAGCAATGATGTTTGCCGTTGATGATTGCGGGATTAGCAGGTCACGTGCCTTGCGAAACAACTCTTCACCTCGCAGGCCTTCACAATGCAGCTGTGACACGATTTTCTCTATCTGCCTGCCCTTCTGCTCACTCCACTCACAGCGCATCATCAGTCGGCCAATCACGTTTACCTCTGCGCGGTCGTAATCTTCCCCGCCCAGGTGGTCGCCCCATACGCCCAGCAGATGCCTTACCCATGCCTGCTGTGATTTGTTGATGGTCTTCCAGCCGTTGCCGAATAACCGGCGCATATCCGCTGCGGTTCTTACGCCTGACAGCCTTACGATCTGCTGATAGTCACGCTCAATGCGCATGCTTAACCCCCATCATTTTCGCCGTGTTCCGGATTATCCGGTAGTTGATCTCAAACATGCCGCGTATCTTGAGGATGCGTAGCCTGAGCCACTTCTCTTTGAGGTATTGGGTCATGCTGTATACTCCATCTGACGTTTACGCAATTTCTCGTAATGGCGTGCCCGGCGCGTAAATATGGCTTTCACTCGCTTCAGGTAATCGATATTGAATTTGCGAACGGTGTTGTCATGCTCGATGCGCTCGAC